ATGCCGTGTCAGTTAGAGCGTTCATGAAGGGTGAATCGTATGCCAAACCTACCGACCCTCGTAACATATCTACGGTCGGTACCAACCACATGCTAGTCCTTAGTGGTTATACGTACGCTTTTAAACGTGATGCGTTGTACCCTAAGGCCTGGTATGCGCCCGCCAAGCCTCCTAGAGTCTTGGCGGACAGGATGGTTGATTTGGCGCGACACCATATTCTTTATGAGACCGACTACTCACGGTTTGATGGTACCGTGAGTTATTGGTTGCGCGAGAACATCGAGCTCGCGTGCTACGTTGCATGGGTCGCACCCGAGTACTCTGATTATTTGCAGGCGTACTTGAGGGCGGAGTATGACCCTCGAGCCGTGACTAGCAACGGAGTCGCATATCGCCCCAAATATTCGCGGTTGTCTGGATCACCACTTACCACTGATGGCAATACGCTGATCAATGCGTTTGTGAGCTATTTAGCTGCGAGGTTGGCCAGGATGGATCCTGACGCGGCTTTTGCCACGTTGGGGCTGTATGGTGGGGATGATGGCGTGTCTATTGTGGACACGCAGTATCTCCAACGTGCAGCTGATGTGTTGGGCCTTAAGCTTAAATGTGAACGCCGCACACGCCAGGTTTCATTTCTCGGCAGAGTCTTTTTAGACCCTGGCTGTGGTGAGCCTGGTAGTGTGCAGGATCCGTTAAGAACGTGGCGAAAGCTCCACATATCGTTTAACCATCAGGCTAGCGTGCAGCAAGCCCTTACTAACCGGGCTTATGGCTACCTCGCTCTGGATCCTGCTGCGCCTGTAGTTTCTACTTGGGCGCGTAAGATGATGGAGTTTACGGGCTTGGTGGGGTATGTCGATGATATCGACACCCCCTACTACGCCCGAGTCGCGTCCATGACGCCTGACTTTGGGGGCTGGCCTCAATTGACCTATGGTCAAGCTTTAGAGGTCATCGCCTGGCGTCTTGGCGTGGATGCGTCTGAGGTGGCCGCGCTTGATGAGCGTGTTGATGCCATAACCAAAATTGAGGGTGTTGAAGGACTGTGGGATAACTGTCCTGAGGCCCCTACTTTGGATGTGGTAGTGGATGGGCAGATCCAGACAGCCCCAGATCAAACTAGGAAAACTCGAGAATCAGGGCCAAAACGTCGCGAAGAAAGGTTTCCGGGCAAGCCCCGTCGACGGCGACCTCATGTGCAGCGACGCG